TGCCATAGCGTGAGCAAGACCTACACTGCGGCCGAGATCGTGGTTTGGTTCTTGAACTGCATTCCGAACTCCAAGGTGATCACCACGGCGCCGACTTTCCCACAGATAAAAATGCTCCTCTGGGCGGAGATCAATGCCATCTATTCCCGGAGCCGCATCGCCCTCGAAGGCGAGTGCCTGATGACCGAGATCAAAACGGTCGAGAAAGATCATTATGCCTTCGGCTTTTCTACGGACAAGCCGGCCCGGGCCGAAGGCTGGCACGCGCCGGCGATCCTCTTCATCTTCGATGAGGCCAAGGGGCTCCCTACCTGGCTATGGGATTCGGCGCGAGGCGGCATGACGGGCGGCCTCTGCCGATGGCTCGCTATCAGCACGACGGATGGTGTTCAGGTAGGGGAGCCCTTTCATAAGATCTTCAGCACCGAGACGAGCGATTGGAACCGGATCCACATCTCGGCCTTCCATTCACCGTACATTACGGGCGAGAAGTTTAGGTCGATCGAGATCCCGGATCCGAAGCGCCCCGATATTTTCCGCGTTAAGTGGATAGGGCCGGCCGCACTCGCCTACCAACTCGCAAGCCCGAAATGGATTGAAGAATGCCGGAAGGAATGGGGCGAGGAGTCCATCCTTTATCAGACCAAGGTCCTGGGCGAGATCACGGACGCAAGCGCCGACTCGATCATTAAACTCAGCCAGGTCCTGGCCATGATAAAGAATGCCGGGGACCCTGCCTTCAAAGATGAAGGCCAGGAGGAGGTCGGCGTCGACGTGGCCAGGGGTGGGTCGGATGACACGGTCATGTACCGCCGCAAAGGCCTCAAGGTCACAGATAAAAAGACCCTGGTCTCAAAGCAGTTACCCGAAAAGGCGAAGCTCGTCTATATCGCTAAGGAAGTGGAGCGGTTTGCTGGCTTCAATAAAACGATCCGGATCAAGGTTGATGATACGGGGCTTGGCGGCGGGGTGACGGACATTTTGCAGGACAAGGGCTACAACGTCGTGCCTGTCAATTTCGGAGCCGAGGCCAAGGATCCCGATAAATATCCGAATACGATCTCGGAAATGTGGTTCGAGACCGGGAAGATCATCCACGAGATCTCATGCCCGGCCAGCGACCGGCTGCAGGCCGAACTCGTGAACCGCCGGCAGAAGCAGCTCGACAAGAAGGGCCGGCGCGTTGTCGAGAGCAAGGACGAATACAAAGCCCGCGGCTTCCGGAGCCCGGATGAGGCAGACGCTTTTCTTCTCGCCTTCTACGACGCCAGACCCAAGGGCGGGGGCGGCTATGCTTCGGTCTCTAAAGAGGACTTCTACTGATGGACATCAAGAATCTCATCCCGGGACGAAAACGCGCGGCCGAGCTGCAGGCCATGCGGAGCGAGCTGAATGAAGTCAAGGAACTGGCCCATCTCCAGGGCCTGCTCATTGACGACATCACGACCGCGACCACAGCGGGGAAGCAGACCTATGTCGGGAATAACTACCAGACCTACATGGCCGTCATCAAAGAACTCGCCAAGAAGTATGAGGGCAAGGCCGAGTGGGGTGTGCTCCAGACGGGCAACATTATCGACGTTCGATCCGCCTTCATCATCGGTCAGGGAATAAAAATCGCCCCAAAGGATCCGGCGGATAAGGCGTTCAAGGGATCGAAGGAAGAAGAGTTCATAAAGAAATTCATCGACTTCAACGACCTCGACCGCGAATTAAGCCAGGAGCTAGCCAAGGAAGCTGAGATCGAGGGCTGCATCTTATTCGAGCTCGCTTGGGACGATAAGGCGCAGTGTGTTTTTCTGAATTATATCAGTCGCGTCGATACGAATTACAAAATTGAGACGGACCCGCGGGATAAATTCGATTATAAAGAAGCCACATGGCAGCCAGAGGGGTCATCTGTCCCGAGCATCCTGAAAGAAGAGCGGTTCGTCTACTCACGCTTTGGCGGCCGGATCCATAAGCCGAATGAACCCTACCCCACGGTGGGGAAAGCCTTGAACGAGATCGACGGCATCTCCAGGGCCCTCCGGGATTGGCGGGAGATCAATCATCTTTTCACGGCTCCGGTGCCCGTAATCGAAGCTGAGGACGCAGAGGCGGCTAAGGCAATTGATGCCGTGCTTGGCAGCCTCAATTGGAAGATTAGAAAACAAATCATTCTTGCAAGGGCCAAACTTACTTTTGCTCAGCCGAATCTCCAGGGCGGAAGCGAAGCTCTCGAAAAAGAGATCACGACCTTGGCCAAGATGATCAGCGGCACCACGGGTACGCCTGTTCATTTCCTTGGGCTGCCTGATCTCATGAGCAACCGGGCGACGGCCGACAACCTCATGGAGCTCGTATCGGCCTCAACGTCCAAAGGGCGACAGATTTGGATCGGGACCTATGAGGAAATGATCAAGAAGGCGATGGAGATCTATAACGCCAATAGCGCCTTGACCGCATTGAACCCGGAGCGATTCAAGGTTTCGATTCCGTTTGTTACGGCCGAGGCTTGGCAGCGCATTAAGGATATCTGGTTACCGGCTTATCTGGCCAACGCGATCACCCTTGAGACCTTCCTTGCCCAGATCCCCGGGATCATCGCCGAGGAAGAAGCCGCGGCGGTCCAGGCAAAAGAGGCCGATGACTTTCAACGGTTTCTGCCCAGGATGGATAACCTTAATCCCGCCGGTAATCAAAACCCGGCTGGCAACCTGAATCCTTCCAGCAATCTGAAGAACGCCAACGAACAGGTCAAAAATTATAAAAAAGACCCGGGCGCGCGTCCGGGCGCACCACAGGGAGCCTAGAATGGAAATCAATAAGAACGTTATCACCATGAGTCAGGTCCAGATCCCTGAGCCCGAGAAGCGAGGAAGGCCTCCGGTCCTGACGACAAATACTATCCAGCCCCATGAGTTTCCGAAGGGCGAGAAGCCGACCGGACCCCCGTCGCCTATGATCACGACTGAGAACGTGGAAGAGATGCGGAAGCAGGCTCTCACGTCCAAGAAGGCGAAGGCGAAGTAACGCGATGAAAATCCAAGCCCGAGTCCTGGCGATGGCCGAAGCGGATGTCCTCGGGATGATCTCCCCGCGGACGATCCGGGACATCAAGCGCGAGGATCCGAATCCCAAGCTTATGGCCTTTGTTGTGGGCCAAGAGGGAGAGGCGCGGCCGAAGGTTGTGGGCCTGGGCGCGACGATCCAGCGATGGTTCCGTTCAGCGATCGAGGCCCTGACCGACCGGCTTCCCCTGGGTATTGCTGCCTATCACGACCATGCTCAAACCAACGACGCGGCCGGCCGGCAGCCGATCGGTGAGATTGTGGGCAAGGCGCTGCGGCACATCGAGGGCGCGTTGTCCGCGATCGCCGTGGCCTACATCTATCCGGCCTTCCGTGCCCTGAATCTCGACGTCGCTTCGATCGAGGCAAATATCTTGATCCCACAGGATGCCTGTCAGTTCGATGTGACGGATGTCGATATCAAAGAAGTTACCGGAGTCGCCCTGGGCTACTCCGCGAACCATAGCCCGGCGTTCCCGGGAGCGACGCTTCTCGCGCAGCTCCAGGCATTCGCCGAGAAAGAAACCCCAAAAGGAGAAACAATCATGACCCTGGAAGAAATCAAAAAGGCGATCCAGGAGAACAAGCTCCAGCCCTCGGATGTCTTTGCATCCCAAGTCCTTATCTCCGATGCCGTCGTGCAAGAGCGCATCGAAGACATGAAGGACAACCTAAAGATGGCGGGCATCCGCAAACTGCGGGAATCCGAGGAGAAGGTTGTGGCGCTCGAAGCCGAGAAGAAAACCTTGGCCGAAAAGCTGAGCGGGCATGAGAAAACAATCGTCAAAACCCAAGCCAAGGAAGCGTTCGACGCCATGCTCAATGAACGCCCGAAGCTAAAAGAGGATGCGCGTCTCTTGAAGTACGTCACCAAGGCTTTCGACCGCTTCCAGCCCGGGGATGCCGCCAAGCTCAAAGACGAACTGAACAAGTTTGTCGACGACCAGGTCAAGGAATACCAGGACCTGTTCGGTGAGCCCAAGCCCGGCGACAAGGGGAAGGCTGCGGGCAAGCCCGAGCCGGATGCCGGCGGCGACACAGGAGACGATCTCCTCAATCCCAAGAACAACGATTTAATCCCCCAGTAAAAAGGGGGATTGGTCATTAGGAGGTAACACATGACCATCAGCGGAATTCAACTCCGATGCGGTCCCGAGGGCACGGCCGGTATGACCGTTACTCTCGGCGGGACCGTGGTTGCCGGCGCGCTCTCCAAGATCGGGGACACCGTCGGCGTCTATTTTGAGGGCGGCGATTCGGGCGACGTCGTCTCGTTCGTCTACCGGGCCAAGAAAGTCCTGCTTCCCAAGGACGCGGGCTCGGCTGAGGCCATCGCCCAGGGTGCCAAGGTCTACTACAACAACGTGACGGGCAAGGTCACGGGCAACGCTGGTGCTCTTGGCGTTTGCGGACGCTGCATCGAGGCTGCCGTGGCCCTGGCTACGACCGTGCTCGTTGATTTCAACGGCGCCGCGGCCGCGTGACGGAGGACACCATGAAAAAAATATTCAGCAGCTTCGGTAAGATCGATTTCGCCACCAAGGAAGGGCGGGACAAGATCTTCGCGGCTCTCCAGTATTTCGCCTCGAACAAACGGGCGGAGGCTGAGGCCAAGAAGGTTGCGGCCGCTATGGAGGCCTTCGGCGCCGCGGGCGATTTCCCCGATGCGGCCCGGCAGGTGATCGAGAAGTTCCATGCCATTCCGGCCTACGACATGGGCTACCAGGAGATCTTCGACATCCGGGACTTCACGGGCACCAACGAGTCCGGGTTCGATATCCTGGACGTTGAGGATGGCCTGGCCTTCCGCAAGGTCCCCGGGGGCGAAAAGGTCCACATCTTCAAAATGGCGGGCACCAAGGCGACCGTCGACTTCGACATCTACGGCGGCGGCCTGGGCTGGATGCGGACCCTCATCGACGACAAGAAGTACTGGACCCTGGAGGACAACGCCGTGGCCTTCGTGAATAAGGCCTACGAGAACAAGGCGGCCGCGTACTATGCGCTGGTGGAGGCCGTTGGCGCCGGGCACAATATCGCTTGGCAGAATCCTGATCCGGCTACTCTGGCAAACACGGTCGAGACCTACACAGCCAACAGGGACGCCCAGACGCTCAACAAGGCGGCCGAGACGATCCTCCTGGCCATCAAAGCCAAGGGTTACGGCGTGACGCTCCAGAACGCGAGTTTCCTCGTTCCGTGCCCTATCCAGCTCGTTGGCCGGCTCAACAAGGCCCTGGGGCTGATGCTTCAGGGATTCGCCGGTTCACCCAGCCAGATCGCTTACAAGTTCCGCCTTCTCCCCACCACCATGTTCGCCACGACCACCGCTTACTATGTCTGCATCCCCAAGATCAAAGCCAAAGCCGGCGACAGGATGAACCTCACGATCTTCAACAAGTTCGATGAGGAATCCTACAGCGACATCGCCGTCGGCTGGTTCCGGCATGGCGGAGCCATCGGTGATCAGGATCAGTTCGCGAGGTGCGCGATCAGCTGAGGCAAGGGAGGTCTTTTTTAGTACGTAAGAGGTAAAGCGGCGGGAGGTAATCCCTCCCGCCAGCTTTTTTCGTCATGAGCAAAGAACAGATGGTGACGATGAACAGCCCGCGGGTGCGGGAGATCCTCGAGGCTCGTGCTCACGGGATCCCCGTGCCGCCCATGCCGGGCCCCCCCAGCCCCAAGGTCTTGGATATATTCCCGGATGGCGCATGGCGCGACCATCGCTGTTTCATCATTGGGGGCGGTCCATCGCTCAAGGGGTTTGACTTCGGGCGGCTCCGGGGCGAGAAAGTCATCGCCATAAACAAGGCGTTTTTCGATGTGCCCTGGGCGGACATCATGTTTTCAATAGACCGCGCTTTTCTCGACCTCATCATATCCGGAAAGTTCGGCGAGAATTATCGTCAAGCCTTTGAATCTTTCGGAGGCGTGAAACTGTGGCTTGATATCTTCAAGTCCAGCTATCCGCCCGGGATCTACTTCGTTCCATCCGCCGGCAAGATCGGATGGACGCGGAGCCTAAGGGAAGGTCTTTTTCATGGCCAGAATTCAGGCTACGGTGCGCTGAATCTGGCCCTCGTTCTCGGCGCCAACCCGATCTACCTCCTGGGCTATGATTGCTCACGGGGCCCGGGGGGCGAGACACACTACCATGACGGCTATCCTTGCGGCTTAAAGCCCGAGGATTTAAATACTTTTCGATCCGACTTCGAAGCCGGGATGCCATTGCTCCCTCGCGATAGGCGGATCGTGAACCTCAACCCGGATTCAGCTCTCCGGTGTTTTGAGTTTGGGCGCCTGGAGGATATCAGATTTGCGCTCCCGGCCGACTATCGGCGGGTCTCTGTTCCTTTGGTTCCCCTCCCGCCGGCCGTCCCCAGAAAACCGGAACCGCCTGTTTTATTCTCCGGCCCGCTGGGCTTCGGAGACAATATCAATCTCAGGATTGTGATCAGGCACTTGGCCCGAAGACATGAGATTATCTACCTCTCCACGACCATTCCC